GCCAGCGGAGTATTACGACAATCCGCTCGTCAAGCAGATACTTCGTTACAAGTCTATTCAGGCTTTCATTCAGAGCGGTCTTAATGAAGATTTCACCGAAGAGAAGCTGTCGGAGATACAGACACAGCTCCTGCAGTTGAGGTATAAGACAGACTTCACGGCGTGGGCTTATCTCGAAGTCATGATCAAGCCCAAGACCGGAGATGATAAGATTGTGCCGTTTGACTACGACGCCATTGACAAAGATATTCAGGCATCGTATTTGGACGATTATGTCGAAGACGACCTTGACGACTACGATGACGATTGGGAAGATGACATCGACGAGAGAGATAACACTGATTACAGTCTCGTGCCGTTCAAGCTCAACTACGCCCAGATGCGGCTACTCGCCGTATTTGAGAAGCACCGCCTGAGAGGTCTGCCAATTCGTGTTATCCTTGTGAAGTGCCGTCAGTGGGGAGGCTCTACGCTTACGCAGATATACATGGCGTGGATTCAGCTGCTGCATAAGAACGGCTGGTATTCTGCCATCGTCGCCCAGCAAGGCTCGACAGCGAAGAAGATTTACATGATGTATGAGAAACTTATCAGCATCTACGACTCTTCGCTCATCACAAAACCTAACGGACAGAGGCTTCCTGCCGGAGAAAAATTACGTTTCGCACAATACGGCAAGTCCGCTTCCGACTTCCGCATCGTATATGGCTCTGCAGCAAAGCCGAGAATAGCGAGGGATGCCGTTGTGTCTATCGGCACATATAACAGGCCCGACTCACTCCCAGGCTCCGACGTATCAATGGCGCATTATTCCGAGGTTGCTCTATGGAAGAAGACATTCGGAAAAGAGCCGCAGGATATCATCAAATCAATCACCGGCGGTTTGGCGCGTCTGCCCTACACTATGGAAGTGCTGGAGTCCACTCCGAGAGGTAGCGGAAACTATTTCGCGCTTGAATACGGCAGGGCGAAAAACCACGAATCGGAACGTACAGCTGTGTTTATCCCTTGGATGTACTCCATCTTCGACACAGCATTTGTCAAGAATAAACATCTGTTCGCTGAATGGATTTTGAAGCATAAGAACGACGATGAATGCCCGAAGGATGATATTCCTGAACACGAAGGCAAGAAGGCGCTCAACAGCGGAAAATACATCTACCATCTGTGGGAGCTTGGCGCAACACTCGAAGGTATCATGTGGTATATCATGAAACGCCGTGAGTTTGACCGTCAAAGCGATATGTGCTCAGAAGCTCCGTCAGACGATATTGAAGCCTTTGAGAACACGGAGAAAGCTGCGTTCAACTCCTACGACATTGAGGAGCTGCGCAAGTATGGTACGACAAAACCTCTGTGGCAGGGCGACATCAAGAGCGACTATCGCAGGGGTAAGGCTGTGCTCGACAAATACATGTTCGACGAAGACCCCGACGGCCCTATGCTGATATGGGAGAAGCCTGTTATCGACAATATGGTTGACCGATACCTGGTCGTTGTCGATATTGGAGGCACATGGCGCAACGCCGACTACTCTGTGATACGTGTGTTTGACCGCATCGGATATTACAACGGCAAGTGCAAGGAAAAGACCGTGTTGATGTATTCAAGCCATATACCGCACGACCAGCTTGCATGGAAAGCAGTTCAGATAGCGAAGTGGTATAACAACGCCTTGCTTGTGTTTGAAAGCAATACACTCGACACAAGGGATAAAAACAGGGAGGTTGATGCAGGAGAGGTTATCGGCTACATTCTCGATGTCATTGACTATTGCTATGACAATCTGTATATCCGCAACGACGCCACAAGCGAGGATATGCAGCAGCCGAGACCAAAGAAGATAGGCTTCCATACCAACCGCAAGAATAAGCCGGAGATGGTGGATTTGCTCAAAGAGGTTATCCACTACTGCGACTATATCGAGAGCGACCAGGGAACTATCGACGAGATGAAACGCTACGAGCGCAAGGATGATGGCTCATACGGAGCAATGGACGGCTGGAAGGACGACCGACTCATGACAGCTGCTATCGGTCTGTATCTGTCGAGAAATGAAAGGGTTATGGGTAAGCCTCGCTTTGTTGAGAAGAAGAATAAGGGCGAGAAAGTCAGTGGAGTAAGGAATATCAAGAAAAGTCATACTAACGAATCAAGTTTTTAAGAATATGAATATCATTAAGAAAATCAGACGTTTCCTCATTATCAGATATGCGAGGAACTGTTACAAGAGAATGGTTGACAGAGCCGACAGACTCAATAAGGCCGACAATCAGAACTATTATGTATGTATTGACCCTACCAACGAGAACAGAATCACAGTGTTCAACCGACAGGAATTCCGTTATTTCCGTCGCAAGTTCAACGACTTTCAAATCCGTATCAGCGAGTTTCTGCTGAAAGAGACGAGAGAGGTTGTCGAGACAAAGGAAGATGGCTCGAAGGTGGTAAAGGTGACGAGAGAGAAAATCGTCGCTCAAATCAACAAATCGACAATGGTTGATATCTATAACGGATGCTTCTACTCGACACGTCTCAAACGTGACTCCACGCCTGAAGACATCGAGATGCGCCGTCTCGCTTATATCCAATGGGTGCTTGACCTCAACGACAAACCAAAGGATAAGAAGCGTAAGAAGAAAAATAGAAAATGAGGCAATTTTCTATCCTTTCAAATTTTCATTTTTATGTTATAATTTGTTGTATTTGAAGCGGAAAAGGCAGGGCTCCCAACCCTGCCTTTCCAATTAACAGACAATAAATTAACAATTAAACTCTTAACGCAGTTTGTTCTGGAATCTCTCTTCAAATTCAACACTCATGTATGAATAGCGCTCATTGGCTTTCATACAGGTGTAGAGCAGCACCACGAAATACTTGTACGAGGCTCCACGCAATGACGTTATCTCGTAGAAGCGAATGCCGTCAACACTGCCGTATAGACGCATTGCTGCCACGCTTTGAGGATTCTCCACCTTGTCAATGCGCTTTCTGTGAAGAATGCGTGTGATTGACTTGTGGTCATCAGAGCCGAGACGCATTGGTCGCGAGGCTATGAATCCAAACTTGTATTTGTCATCAACATTCTCATCAAGCGCGCCCATAAGGTCATATATCTTGCCATTGATGGTTTGGATATAACTCTTTTCGTAGTCAAATACAGCTGATATGATGCCATCACCTGTCAGGGTGTTACCTCTGCCATTCACTGCATTTTCATACTCCGCGATATTGATAAAGTTGATGTTTGTAAGTTGGTAGTTTTCAAGATCACCGCCAAACACAAGTTTGCACCATTTGTCAGATGATATGGAATATAGATAATGCGACTTGCGTTTTGGGTCGGTCACAAGTATTCTGTTGTGCTTGTAATCAAAAGCAAGGAAAGCATCGCCGTCCATAATCATCTGATTGAATGTCTCGCCATCTGTTATGCCATCTTTGAGCAATGCCACAATGTTTTGTGTGTTACTGCCACCTACTGGCACATCAGAGTTGCGATAGTCGCTGTACTTCCATTTCCTGCCATTCAAAATCTCCGACACGCAGCGCACCTGCAAACCTCGCAGCTCCATAAGTCCGCGTTTGGTGATGAAGTATAACGATTGTCCGTCTGATATTATATTTGGTCTGCCGAGCTCTGCAATGGTTGATATTGTATCTGCAGAAGAAACAAGAGATATGCCGCCTAATTCACCCTCTGCATTCACTCCAATTGCAAACACCCCATCGTTGGCAAATACTATAAGAGGGTGTTGTCCGAATTGTCCGGTTGACATTGGTATTGGCGTTGAGTTTATTCCCATGATTTGCAATCTTCCTACTTCAAGCATATTCTCTGCAAGATAATTAAACGGATTTCCAACTATGGATATAAACAGATTGTTTGACAATAGATAATATCTGTCAGTTGAGCCTTGTGGCAAATCTCCAGCCGCAGAACCTTGGTTGTATTCGCTAAAATATTCATTAAGCGAAAGTAGGTATGGTAGTATTGCGATGGAGCCGTTTAATCCCGGATGCTCGTGCATTTTCAGAGTAACATATCTGTTGTATTCTGTGCCATTGTATACAAAGCGTCTTTTTACAACAACTTCTTTGCAGTCTGTATCGGGATAAAATATTAGGTGTCCGAATCTATGTCCTGCAAAACCATTTGTTGCAGCCCTTATATAAATTGTTTTATCTTGCTTCTCGAGTTTGAAACATAATTCATATTCATAAAACTCAACACTATTGCCACTACCTGCCAGTTCAGTTATTGGATACCACAGTGGAGCCTGTACTTTCAAATTACCCAAAATCAATCTCTGATTATACACATGGCTTACCATTGCACTAATCTTTGAACGACTCAGATATTCGTCTTTAAGCACCGTTGATGTTTCAAGATTTGCCAATGTGCCTGTACCTACATGTTCATCAAAAAACACATCTTGGTTTATTGAGCTGTTATAGGTGTCGGCATCAAAGCGTTTTGCCAAATAAAAAATATTGGTGTTTTTGATATCCTCGTAAAGCAAATCAAGGTCTTTGCTTCTAAGATTTAAATGCGTTACAAGACCGCCAGGACCACCGCCTATTCGGTTTTCAATTTCATCAGCAATCAACTTTGAGGCGTCGAGAACATATGATCTACCGTACGAATAAGAATCATATCCGTCGTGGCCGTATCCGTTGTAAGTTATTTGCCAATTCTTTGCTATGCTTATATAGTCCATGTCTATAGGACTAATCGGGCTTGATATAAAAATATCAACTCCCTTAATAATATCACTCCAATCGTCTATATTGCTAATCGCTGCATTGTTTGCATCACAGAATCCTTTTACATTATATTTTAATCTGCTCGGCAAACCATACATATAGATATTGCAGAATAAATCGTAATATGTGAATTGATCGCTTGATATATTCCTTTCAATATGATAGCAGTTTACGGTAGTAAATATAGGGCTAACAGTTGAAGATGGCATCATCAAGATTGGTTGTGAAAGACACACATGAGTATTGTCGTAAAGTCGCAGCGCATATCTCACAATGAATGGGAAGATAAACTGATTCTTTTCTTTAGCCTCGTTAGTTATTTTTGCTAATTTACTAAGAATGTTATCCCTTACGCCAGACGATGATATTTGATTCGTATCGCTGTGATAGCTGTAATTGAATCTGTCAAGATAGTAATTCAATAAATTTTGTGGCGAGCATAATCCTATCGCAGCATTAACAGTGCTTCTTGGAACAGTAAGATATAATGCAGAGCCAACTTCTCCAGTATTTTGATACAATGTTGATGGAGTCGGGTCTTTGCTAGTAATCAAATTGCCGTATTCAAGATGAAAATCTATAACTGGTCTTGGCATACTATTTCCAAGCCAATTATAAGCTCCGTTTTTATATAACGCATAATGTATGTTTTTGTCAGTTCCAAAAACGACCGTATTGCCAACAGTCTCGACCCATTTAACTTCTTCGTTGGTAATTAACCAAGTAAAGACAATTGCATTCTCTGCATCTTTAATATGAATGTGAGAAGCTTTGTCATTATAAACAACAAATATAAAGTGTTTTCCATTGTTTGTGCTGTGTACGGCACTCAGTGTTTGGTTTGTGTAAACTGGCGTAATCTTCTCTTTAACAGGCATCTCGATTGGCTTCAGTTCCCCATCGCTCGGAACGAGGTTGATACATTCGTTGAGGTCGCCGTCCATCGGTGACATATCAGAGGGGGTATGTATGATACCCCCGTTGAATTTGATATTTGCTACTTTACTCATAGTCAAAGCCCTCCATTCTGTCTTTTGCCCATCTCGTCCATAATCTGCTGCATCAGCTGCGGATTGCCCTGCTGTGTAACCTGCTGCCCTGCATCCATCTGCTGCTGCATCCTCGCCTCCTCTGCATCGAGATACTGAATGAGCTTGCTTGCAAATGGGAATTCTCCGACATTAACAAGAGCTTTGGCGTTGATAGCGTTAGCCTTGAAGAGTTCAAGCAGGAGCTGGTTATTGAGCTGACGAGCTGTCTCTGTGAACTGACGCTCACCGATAGAGATGTCGTACTCGAAATTGTTGAGTTCGCTTCTGTCGAAACGGCACGATTCGTTTGAATAATAGTTGCTGTCGGTGTTGGAGAAGCGGTTGTCAGGTGCGAACTGACAAATCATCTTCGCTTTCTTAACAGCCATCTCGCGCATGAAATTCTTGAATCTGTCAAGCATCGGCAGAATCATGGTTGTTCCGTTCTCAACCTGCTGAGCGTACAATGCAGCCGACTGACCCGATAATGCGTTTTGTCCGCGCATTGCGCCTTGCACTCCTGATATCTCCTGGAAGTATTTAAGGCTCATACCCTCCTGAGTTTCAAGAATATTGCTTGTTGCCGACGCAACAGCTTGCTTAGGAGGCTGACCGCCACGCTTGCTGTCCCATAACACAATACCGTCAGGGTGCGACCAGTTCTCTCTGACATCTTCAGGAGTTTCATCACCCAAAGAGGCTTTATCGACAATAATTGAGCCTTTGGCTACACTGCGAGCCATCCAGTCACCCAACACCTTCTGTCTGTTCAATCCCTTCTGAACCGGGATAAGGTCGGTTGCAAACGAGTGTACGTTGCCGTTGACAAAAGGATAGAGCAACACAGAGAATGGCAAACCGCAAGCGTATGGTGATTCTCCCTCGTCGATGATGGTGCCACTTGCCGTAAGATATTGATAATACCAGTATGAATCATAGTGCTCTCCTGTGCCCTGTAATGAGTTAGGGAGCTGTCCGTAGTCGATGTAAGGTATCTCGCTCTCGTCGGTGATACCTGCCTCGTATGCCATCTTACGGCGCTCCTCGTTTTCCTGCATGATTGTTTTGCCATACATCTCAAGCGGAGTCTTATCCAAGTTGTCAACCTCGACTTTGAACATCGAACCTTGGAGCGGATCAACGCAGATATAACGGCATTTCACCTCTTTAGTCCATATCTCATAGATACGGCAGCGGCTTTTGTCTATCGGGAAGAAGAAGTCCTGATACTCCAGCTTGTTACGGTCCAAGAGGTCAAAACTTTCTGGATTGAGGTCGTCATACACCTTCGGCAATTCTCTCTCCAGCTCCGCCCATTTTGACGGAGAAAGACAGAACTTGCTGCGCAGCTCTCCGGGAGTTGCATCATGAATGACACCTATAAGCGTAAGGTCACGCATATTCGGGTCACGCATATTACTGTCGAAGAATACCATATTCAAAGGATAAGTAT